ATTGCATCAGGTATTCTACTTATGTCGCGACTTACTTCGCTATACCATCCCATTATTCATCCCATTCTTCTTCATCGTCATCTATATTATCTAGGTCTAGATAATAATGAATAGCTTCATCTAATGTTGCATCATGACCCATTACTTCTTTCAACATTTCATCTGAAACTCCGTAATCGGCCATAAGATCAATAAATTTTTCAGCTACAATTTCTATTTGTTTTTTGTCTAGATATTCCTTAAACAAAGTCCAAATGTCGGCAATGTTCTCTTCATTCATTAAACGCTTCCTCAATAAGATTATCGTCAGTTGCTTCTTCGTCGTCAACTTCAGCGGTATTTACCACTTGTGACTCTTTTACTAAGTAGTCTGACATAACTTTATCGAGGTTTTCGCCTACCCACTTTTTACGATAGTCAAGGATCTCTTCACCATCAAGTGTAGTGTACGCAAGTCTGTTTCCTTGCTTTTTAATAATGTCTTTTGCTTCAAACAGTTCAAGCAAGCCACTATACGGATTCATACCAGTTTCGTATGGAATCTTAACTTGTACACCTTCAAAAGGTTTAGCGTAACGAGTCTTCATAACTTTACAGCCAGCACGGATACCCATAACTTGACTGATCTTGTTACCATCTTCGTCTTCTTTTAGTTTAAGTTTCTTCATAGCAACAACAATACTTGATGCATAAATGAAGCCTTGTCCACCACTGATCTTGTCATCTGGATCAAACATATCTTGTGATGCATATGTGTGATTAGTACATACAAGTCCTACGTTATGTGAACCAATCATGTTAACTGTGTTACGAACAAGTGAAGTTAATGCCTTAGGCTTACGACCCATATCACCTTTCATGTCACCTTTGTTAAACTGATCAACATCTGTAGGTGTTAGCAACATACCTAAACTATCAATAACGAACAACACCTTAGGACGGTCTTCTTCGTTCATTGCTTTGTAGTCTGTCATAAACGTACTAATAGTTTTAGCAACGTCATCAATCATTGACATGTTGAGTTTTAGTAGTTTGTCTTCTGATGTGTCTACATTAAGAGCATGTAGCCACGATTCGTCAAGTGCGTTCTCTGAGTCAATTAGTACTACAAAGATGCCTTGTTCTTGTGCTGCTTTTACAATGTTGCCTGCACAGATATAACTTTTACCTGCGCCTGACTCTCCTGCAAACACCGTTACCTTACCCATCGGAACACCTCTGTTGAAGTCTCCTGAAATAAGATAGTTGAGTGCGAAGTTACCTGTACTAATCCAATCAGTAGGATCGTTAAATCCTGCACTCATACCTGATATGGACTTAGTTAGTGCCGTCCGAAACTTAGTCGGATCAAATGCCTTATTAGCCATATTATTCTCCTAATCTAAAAAGCTATATGGGGGACTTCTCCCCCATAAATTATTACTGTTGACGTGACCTAATCATTGCCAAGATATCTTGAGCATTGCCACCTTCTGTAGGCGCTGCTTCAGCCGCTGGCGCTGGAGTTGCTTCTGGCGCTGGTGCAGTTTCTACTACTGGTGTCGGTGCTACTGGCGCACTTTGACTTACAGCAGTTGCTTGTGGGCTTGCTGCTACTTGGGGATCACCAGTACGTGCTTGCATACCTGCAGGACGGAAATAGTTGCTCCATCGATCAGGATCGTATGCTTCGCCGTCTACTGACGCTTCAAACATCTCCTGCATCACTTTTTGTGCAGTTGCGTCTGGCTGTTTAGGTAGGAAATCTGACAACGTAAACAGACCGTGTGTATCAATTGCAGACATTTCTGCATCACCTAATGGACGATCTCTACGTGCCCAGTTTGATGTGCCATAGTCTGCATAGCCGCCTTTGCTTGTCTTGTTAAGACGGAAGTCTACACCTGCTGTATAGTCAGTTGGCATTTCTTCCATGTCTGGATCCATTAATGCTGTCTTAATAATCTGGAAGATTTGTGGACCAATAATGAAACGCCTAATAGGATTATCAGGTGCTTGATCATCAGCAATTGGATTATCTGTTACGAAGCCTTGAAATACATATGAACGCTTCTTCCAATACTTACGACCCATGTCTTCAAGACTTGAATCTTTAAACCAGCCACGCACTTCATTAAGAATGTTACATGTCTCGCCGTACATTTCCATACATGGAATTTGTACTTGTACTGGACGTGAATCAGTTTCACCTTTAATACCTGCGAAAGGAAGTTTGATCATCAAACGTTCTTTCCAAAAGAAAGTATTATCTGCGTCTCCATCAGGAAGGAAACGTAGAGTACAACTCTCGCCTTCTTTAATATTCCAAAATGGGTAAATTGGGTTTGGACCGTTTGATCCGCTTCCGCCGCCTGATGCACGGCTTTCTTGTTCTTTTAGTTTAGCTCGAATTTCTGCTAATGATGCCATAGTTAATGCCTCCTATAAATGCCTATGTCGTGTTATGTAGCTACATTGCTACGTTGTGCCTATTAAGTTTGTAGCACAGTTATTAGTATAACATCGCTACAATATTTGTCAAGTCTTTTTTAAAGAAAAAGAAATAAAACTTATAAGTGGGTTAGCTAGTTATCTTAAACCAGCTAACTCTCTCATTCTTTCATATTCGTCTGGTGCTTCCATTTGCTGTGGTTGTGTATGCATTTGGAACTCTTCAAACTTTGCTTGTATTTGTTCAATAAACGCCTTAGCAGGTTCTATGAACTGCTCGCCGTAATCTTTTTCTATCATTGTTAATACTGCTGTTTCGCCTTTTGGAAATTCGCCTGATTCTTTATCAAAATAACTCAGTATAAATTCGCCTAATGGTGTCTTATCGTCCTTTTCAAGTGTAATCTCGTCACCGTCTGGACCATCAATTTTATCGCCTTTTTTCTTGCCGTTCATTTTGGCTTTCTTTACAGCGTGTGCGTATGCATTGCCTTCGTCAGTGTCGTCTTCTTTTTTGTTTCTATCAAAGTCTGTTGTATATAGATATTCTATTACAGGATACAACGTGTTAACAATTTGATTACCAAACTTACCGTTCTTGCCTGACCCTGGCTCAGTTTCCAATTTCTTTGCTTCACCACGTAGTTTCATCATTGCGTCAATTGCAGCTTTGGCACCTTTGTCTAGTCCGCTAAATCCATTTGTTCTTGCTTCAATAAATGAATACACATCCCATACATCACTTACGTACTGATTTGCTAAGTTGCCTTGATCGTCATCTTGTCCACGTTCAATTGCTTTTCCTTTGCCACGTAGTGCGCCTAATACTTCTATAGCATCTTTACTTGTGTCAATATATGCTTCTTGTACTTCTTCTTCTGACTCAATCTTCTTACATTTGTTTACACGTTTGCCTTTGTTTTTACCAGTGCCTGCTTGTGTACCGACTTTTCTATGTCCAGGCCAGCACTTATCTGGTCCTGCTACTTCTTCTATAGAGGCAGTTTGCATTTCG